CTCTGATTCCGCCGTCTCCCCGTCGCAGCGGGCAATTTACAAATCCTGAAATGAAATCCGAAATCTCAAAATACCTCGCCGGCATCGGGCGCAAGGGCGGCAAGACGACGGGGAAGGCCAAGGCGCGCACGACGGCGCAAGCCAGCGCGGCAGCCCGCGCGATGTGGGCGAAGCGCAGGACAAAGAAGGAGGACGCCAAATGATCCCCGTTGAATTTGACGCGGAGAACCTAGCGCGGCGGTTTGCGTGCCGGACGCCGCGCGCGGGATCAAGCGTGCTCCCGGTCAAACCGTGCATTGTGCGCTGCCGCCAGCCTGCGAACGTCCTCCGCGAATGCCTGGATGAACTTGTCGCGCGCGTCCCCGTTGCGCTTCAACTCGATGGTGAAAATCTCCGCCTGTCGCTCCGTCTCTCCGCGTTTGGCTTCCGCGTGGCTGGTTAGTTGAATCGTGATAGTCATTGGTCGTGGGGGTAGCGCAGACGCGCGCGGCGGGGTCAAGGTTGCGTTTATTTGACGGGTTTGAAGAAAGACACCAGCGCGGTATTTGATCCGGTAGCGCGCCTGATTTTGCGGCATTCGAGCAGTCCTGCCCTGACGCCGATTCGGCAAGCGCGCAAGGCGTTGGTGCGGTGCATCCCCCACGCTTTAGCCCACTGGTCAGCATTTCGGAAACCAGCCGGCACCGGCTCTTCCTTGAGCTTTCCAGAGGCTTCGTAAATCTTCGCGAGCAGGTCGTTTGGCTTCATGCCGGGAGCCTCCATTCAGCGACGTTGGAAGGCTGTTCGTGAAGCCACAGAACGGCGGATTTGTCGCAGTATTCCCCCCATACAAACCCCTGACTCCAAGCCAGTGTGGCGCGGCGGCCTTTGGCGTATTCCATCGCGCCGGCGGCGGTGAGCGTGCCGACGCAGTAGCCGGTCGGGTTATCACTCCTGCGGCCCTTCGCGACGGCAGCGCGGTGCGTGTGCGCGTGGACGACGGGACCGAAGGCTTCCGCGTGGTCCCGTGTGGCGTTCTCGTTGTAAAACACCCCGTGCATGAATCGGTGTCCGCCGATAATGCGGCCCTGGGTGATGCCAGACCACTCAACCAGCTCCGCTTTTAATTTGCCGCACGTCTTTTGGATTTCCGCGATGACGCCGGCGGCGCAATGGCTCACGATGGCGTTGCTGGAATGCTGCATCCGATAAAGCCGGTCCTCGTGGTTGCCGCAAAAAACAAGGGTTGGCCGCAGCTTTTCGAGGAAGTCAATCCCCCCGTCAACGTCCGGCTGGATTGGCTCCGATTCGTCGGAGGTGCCTTTAGCGCCGCTGCGGAACGCGGTTGTGTCGCAAAAATCGCCGAGATGGACAACCGTACTTGGCTTAAATGCGTCACGGAAGGTAAGTATGGCGGCAATAGCTTTTCGGTCGGCGTGGATTCCGTGAGAGCAGCCCACGGCCAGCAAGCGTCGCCATTTGCGCGTGATGTTCATTACCGGATCGGGACCGGGGCCGGGATGATGACCGGCACGGTCTTGGCGGTTTCACAGCCGCTACACGCAAGCCACAGCGTCAACAGTGACGCCAGCAGGCAGTTGGTCAATCGGCGTGCGGAATCCGCTTTGGGGTTCGTCGGCATAGAGTCTGAAGGTTTTCCCATTGTCGCTGGTGATGGCGCGGAGCTGCGTACAGTGTCCGCCGCCCTCCGGTGCGCCGATGCCGTTCAATTCAACGCCGGGCGCAAGTGTCACGATCAGGTGAGCAGTAGCGGGACGAAACGGCATGGCTTCGTACATATCGTTTGCCTCGCAATCAATCCACTGCTCGCAAAATGAAAGCATGGACCAGAGGACGCACGTCCCGACGCCGCGCTTCAGCGTGGGCCGGGCGTTGCGGTAGTCCAGCCATTGCTGCGCCCAGTCTCCAGTTACCCACTCCATCGTCGGCACATAAAGCACGTCCCCGCCCGGCTGCCAGGTGTCCGGCAGCTTGCATGAAGGATACACCGCGAGCAGTGCGTCGAGGAAGTCTTTGCGTGTGGTGAGCATTTAATCGCGCGGTTTCCACTGCGGCGATTGGCCGGCGGCGGCGAGTACCTGCTGAAACGCGGCCTCGTGGGCATCGTCCCACTCGCCGGACTGCTGGGCCGTTTCGCGGACGTGAGAGATGAAATCGAACAAGGACTTGCCCGCAGAGATGAACTGCGGGGCGAGGGCGAGAATGGCGGCGATGGGCATAATCAGTGGGCGTTTGCGAGTTGCTTGTTGGTTTCAGCGAGGGCGGTTTCGAGTGCGGCCAGTGCGGCGGTAAGGGTAGCCTTATTATCGGCGCTCCTGTTGGCCTTGTAGGCGCGGCGCGCGGCGTTGGCTGACTGGATAATCGAAACGCCTCGCGGCTGGCCGTCCGGCTGGCGCTCGGTGAGCCACGCGGCGAATTTCACCACGTCGGGGGCTTTGGCGCGCAACTGCGCTTCGTTAGCCAGCTCGATCTTGAGGAACGCGTCGAAGGTATCGAACGCGACGGAGACAGCCTGTTCAGCGCGCACTTCCACGGGGTCAGCGTTGGGTGCCAGAGTCGCGCATCCGACGCCCCCGGCCAGCCCGACAGCGAGAATGAACGGCAGGAGCGCGGAGACGCTCGGTTTGTTTGTGAAGTAGCCCTTCACAGCCAGCGCGGCGGCGCCGATGAGTCCAGCCCACTTCATCACGACGGGGTCGGTGGTGTTGGTTGCGGCGATGCCCGCGCAGATGGCGGCGACAAGCCCGGCGATAGTGGTGATTCGGTCTGTGTTCATATTCGTTCAATGGTTTCCTGAAAATAATTGCGTAACCGCGTGCCAGATTCCGCCGCCGCCGATCCCGGTTCCAACCGCAATGCCAATCAACTTCTTCCGGTCGCCTTCCAGCTCTTCAATCCGCTTCCCGTGCGCTTCCATCCTGCTGATTAAGTCCCGCCGGAAACTCGCCGTTTCATCCGCCTGCGCCTTGCTCGCCGCCGCCTGCGAATCCATCCGTGTCAAAATCGTCGCAAACATTGCGTCCGTGCTGCCGGGGTTGAATTCATGGTCGCTCATGTCAGTGTTACGTTAGCAGTGATTTGGTGCGGTCGGCCATAGGTCACGAAAAGGTTGCGTTGTTCCGTGTAATGCCTTCAACGATAAACGTCAACTCGGGCGCGGTGTATACACCTTTGAAACATGCGATGATTACTGCGCGAATAAACTGGGGAGGAACATCCGCAGCGCCCGCAACGTATTGTTCAACTGGCTGGGTGAATCCATCGAATGTAATTTTCATGGTCAGTCAATCCAGTAGGCTTTTATCTGCGTCAAAATCGCGTTGGTGAAGGACGTTACCGTTGCGCCGCAGAGGTATAGGTCAAACGGCACGGAAGTGTCCACGGCATTGGTCACTCCGTTAGCGAAGGGCGGGCCAGAAAAAGCGGTGCCAACAATCTGGTTTGTGTAGCTTCCGTAATTCTGAATAACCGTTTGCGATATGCTGATGATTGCGCGGGCGTGGGCGGTGGTGGTCCACCCCTGGCCGGTTGAAATGAAATTTGTATTCGGTCCGACGTAAGCATAGACGCTTCCAACCGTAGTGTTTCCGTTTGTGCAATAATACTGCGCATCCAGACACAGTTTTGCGTGCGCGGTGGGTGCTGCCGAGCATCGAATTTTTGCGATGTAGGTTCCGCTGGCCCACCCTCCGTTATTGGTGAGTGTGCCCGCCGCCGTGGTCGAAAGGGATGCTAGAAAAATGTTGGTTGGAACCTGCCCGGCAATGTGCAGTGTGTTTGTGAGGCTTGACGCGCTTCCGATTGGAGCGACTGAAAACGCATTCGTCCCCGTGAACGTGTTCGTGCCGTTGAGCAGGGCCACATTCGCCGAGAGCCGCGCATCGGCGAGCGAGCCAGACGCGATGTTGCCCGCCGCAAGGTTTGTCAACCCTGCGCCGTTGCCGCTGATCGTGCTGGCCGCGTTGGTGATGATGACTGGGGCGGTGAATCTGTTAGTTCCGGTGAAGGTGTTCGTGCCGTTGAGCAATGCCACGTTGGTCGCAAGCGTGTTGCCCTGGGTCGTGACGGTGTTTGAAACGGTAGTCAGGTTGGCTGCGGTGGCTTCAAGGCCGGTGGCGTTGGTGACGTTGAGGAGTGTTCGAACGCCTGCCGCCGTGTTGCTGCTGACCAGTTGCACTGCAAGCGGCGTGATGGCCAGCGTGCGATTAGTGGTGGTCGAAATGACCGGGTAAGTTTGCGCGGCCAGCGTGACGGCCCACGAAAGAAACAGGATGGCGAGAAGGTTTTTCATGCCCAAATCAAAGTAGCGTTCCAAGTGATATTTGTTGCGGCGAGGCCGGTGACCTTGAATCGCACGGCTCCGTTGGTAGTGTCGGCGTCAACGGCTGGCGTGCCGAAAGGTTGCGCTCCGATGGGGTCAAGCCGCAGTTGCTCGCCCGAGCCAATCGCCACAGTGCCCGCCCCGGTGCCGCGCGTGCCGATGCCTTCAATCCGGTAGAGCTGGCTGGCCACGACCGCGCCGCCGGAAACCTGCGTTCCGGTGATGAGGATTGAGAAGCCGCGCGCCGTGGCGTCGGAGAGCGTCATCCGCCCGCCGTTGTCCACGCGGAGAAGCTCGGTCGGCGTCGCGTCCGTAGTGCTCGCGGTGAGCCGATAAACGCCGATGTTGATGCCTTGGAGCGCAAGCGCAACCTGCGAGGCGAACACACCGGGGTCAACATTTGTCGGGTCGCCGGCCATGTCGTCCAAAACGCACTGGCTAACCGTGACTGTTTGCTGTGCGCGTGAGAGTTTGCCGGTTTTGGAAAGTTCCACCTCGAAAATCTTGCCCGTCAGTGCGGCGGGCGCCACGGCGGCGAGCGCGGCCTCCATTTGCGACGTGTAAAGGTCCAGGGTACCAGTCCAACAGAGGTTCCCGGAATCCCAGGTGAAGCTTCCTGGCCCGGCTAGCGGCGTGTGGCTGGTGCCAATAGCAACCCGGAGCGTGTAGGTCGAAACGTCCTCGATGGTGAACGGGTTTGCGAATCCTCCCGTTGGATTCGGCGTCACGAAAAAGATGCGCAGCTCCAGCTTCTCCTGCCGCTTCAAAGGCGGCAGCTTGTAGGCCGCTCCGTTTTTGTGCGAAACGATGAACGCGCCCGCATCGCTGGCCGGAGTCATGTTCACGAAAAGGTCGCGTGTCATTGTCTGTTATGGGCTGGGTGTCAACCGGTCAAGTTCCCTTCACGGGGTAGTCCGTCCCGCCGACGGTCACGAATTGCGAGGTGGCCACGGCGGAAATCGGGGTCCACTGCCGACCGATGACGTTCAAATCCATCCAGCGGACTTGCGTGTCTGGTGAAACGTCGGGGTTGAAGGAGCTGGGTACGAGTGCGAGCTGCGCCGCGTCAATGCCGACGGTTGCGGGCAGCCGGGCAGCAAGGATGGTGTGGCCGAACGCGCCTACGTCATCGTGCTTGCGCGTCGTGGGCCAGGCTCCGTTGGCCGGGTTGCTCCAGGAGTAGGGCGGCCAGATTTTCAGATGTTCATCGCCCCAGGTGTCAGACTTGGTGAGCACAAAGGAATGATCAATGAAGTACGTTGCCTGTGCACCGGAGGCGTCCCAGATGAAGTTTGTCCCGCCCTGCGGCCCACCGTCAACCCACTGCGTCGACTGAAGGGTGTAAGGCTTCATCACATAGACATCGTTGCCGTCCGCGTCGGTGCAAAGCAGTGCGTCCGCGCCCTCGATTTGAACCGTGAGTTGCTGAATGATGGGAGCGGTCCCGACAGGCTGCACTGTGCGCGATGTGCCGATGGAGTTCTGACCGGCGAACGTGTTGATTCCGGGGACAGGCCGGAGCGCGCGAAGCTCCGCGAGGATCGCGTCGATAATGCGCCCGTACTTGCCGCCCAAACCGGATGAAATCGGGAGAGGCATATCAAGGCCAGCGGGTGTAAACAAAGGACCACGCAACGGGCGCGTGCGCCCACTCCATGACGACCTGCCAGCCGCCCTTGTCGGTCTGTTCAAGTTCCGCGCGGAGGCAGAGGTACTCGCCCTCGGTGCTCTCCGGCATCTGCGTCAGTATGTTGGTCGGCGGGCTGAATTCGCTAATCATCTGCGCCCGTGTAAACACAACGTCAACATATTGTCGGAGGTTTGGAACAGTCCAACCTGAAGGAGCGGTCTGAGTGCGGCGTAGGGTGAATACGTTCTCCGCGTATTGCAGGTTTCCCTTTTCGATGGCGTCAGAGAACGATTGAGCGTCGCCGGTTGTTGCCAGCCCGCCCGCAGCGCGGTCCTGGTAGTATTTCGAGAGCAGGTCTTTATTCGGCGCGCTGAGTGCGTCGAACTTCGGATGGTCGATAATGGCCCGGTCCCGCGAAGAGTTCGGGCAACCCCACACGACATGGACGTTATCATCCGCATTTGAGCCGTCTTGCGCGTCAGGGATGCTCACCGTCATCACGCCCTCGCCTACGTCATTCGAGGGCGGGTCAATCTGGATTTCAACCGCCGGGCTGCCCGCGAGAATGGCGGCGGCTTCCGCGTTCAGTGAGGCCATCAAGCCGCGAAAGCGGCGCTCGGTTCGCCAGCCGACATTGGGCCGGTACACGCGGCGCGGTAGCAGCGGGCTGATCGTGTTGTTGCCGTAGATTTCAGCCATAGGTCAGGCGAGCGCGTCCACCAGCCGGCGCATGGAGGCTTGGGATTCCCGCAGCGAGGCGTTGGCCTCCTGCAACTGTGTGAGCATCTGCCGCTCGGATTCGGGATTTCCGGCGGACGGGACCATTGCGGTGGAGCCGACCGGCGCGACGGCGTTGGAGCCAAGCGGGCTGGTCATCGTGCGAATCACGGCGTCCGCTTCGCGTCGTCGATCATCTTCACGCCGGGCGTTTTCAACCGCCTCCTGCTGTGCCCGCTCGTAAACGGAATTGAGCGGTTCAGCGGGCGGCCCGATGAAGCTTGAGGTCGGTTCACTTTCCGAAAACCCCCGGTTCATCCGGTCAATCAGCGAACCGAGTTCTTCAAGCGGCCCGACGAAATTATCAGTTCCGAATCCCTGCCCTTCGGGCTGTTGGTTTCCGATTCGGATTCCGGGGATTTCAAACCCGTTGGGCGCGGGCGGCTTTACTGAGCTGGCGCCGGGCAGCGGCGTGCGCCGGTCAATTAAGCCGATGCGCGTCCAGCGGTCGGCGTCCTTCTTGTCGGCGTTGCGTTCGAGTTCCTTCAATGCGCCCCGGTGTTTCAGAATCTCCAGCTCTTCAAGGTCGATACGCTTGCGGGCTTCCGTCTCGCTGAAAGCCCCGGCCTCTTGGTAGGCGCGGATATCGGCAATCTCCTGCTCGTGCTTTGCGATGTCGCCCAGCAAGGCAAGGCGGCGTTCCTCCGGCGTGCCCTGCTTGAGCTTCTCCGCCGTAATCTCGGCTTCGATCTTCTTGGCCTCTTCGGCAAATTTCTTGTCGGCTAGAGCTTTGTCCGCCGCTTCCGCTGCCTCCGTGCGCTTGGCCTGCTCGGTGGCGGTGAGACGCTCACGGCCCGCGACGGCTTCCGGGGAGAGCGTGATGCCGGTCTCGCCACTGAGTTTGCCGCCGGGCATCGCGTTGAAGAGCCACGGTAGGAATTCGCTTATGGCACTCCCGCCGAGGGTTGAGGCGCCCTTTACGAATTCCGCCCAAATGCCTTTTACACCGTCGAGAGACTTGGAGGCTTTTACCAGCCGGGCAACCTCTTCTTCGGTCAAGTCCGCCGTGTTTTTGACGCTGCCGTCAAAGCCTTTCGCGAAGGCGGGAATCAGTTCAGTTCCGCCCTTGCCCAGGATTTCACGCATCGCGGCCAACTGCTCGCCAGTGAGCTTGCCGGCGGCGGCGGCGTCCTGCATGGCGGACGCGATGCGAAAGAAAAGCTGTTGAGGTGAGAGGCGTTCAATCTCAGAGACGTTGACGCCCAAGGCGGCGAACGCGGCGGCGAGCTTGTCCGTCTGGCGGGTGGCGTCGAGTGATCCGCTTTTGAGTTCCTGCTGCGCCTTAGCGATGTGGTCAATCGCGTGCGCCGCGCTACCGGAATCAAGGCCGACGGATTCGGTGGTGTTTTGGACGCGCTGGAATTGATCCACGTCCAGGCCGGTGCGGATGGTGCCGATCTTGACAGCCTTGGCCCTGTCCTGTAGCTCGCCGAATTTGGCGGAGAGTAACGCCGGGATGCCAACAATGGCCCCGATTAATCCGTATTTCAGCCCGGTGACGACGCCAGCAAAACCCGTGTTAAAATTCTTGAACACGCCCCCGGACACGTCGCCAGCAAACGTCTTCGCATCGGCCTTCGCTTTGTTCAGCGCGGTCGCAAATCCAGCGGTATTTCCGCCGATCTCAACATCTAGTTTGACGCCCATGATTTGCTGGGGACGAAAGCCTGCGGACGCCCGCCGGCCTTCAGGAATGCGTGAAATTCTTCCGCCATCGCGTTGGCCTCTGTTTGCTTCTTGGCGCGTTCCACGCGGTCAAAGAGGCTCGCTTTGCCGGACTGCTCGAAATGCGTGACGTAGTGCCAATGCGCGCGGGCGTAGGGCATCTCCAATGCTTCCCGCTCGGTGAAGTGAAGCTCTGACATGAGCGTGATGCAGATGACGTGCAACGGGTGTGAGGAAAGCTGTACTACCTCGCTGCTGTCTCCCTTGTTCCAATCCAGCCCCGGCCAGCCCTGTTTGGCCTCGCCAACGTAGCGCGCGAGGGCCGCGATGTAGTCGTCAGGGTTGAGTGCCCGCGCTGGCTGCCACCAATGGGCGGGCTTGCTGGCGGCCCGGAGTTGCCGCGCCGCGAAGTCCGCAACCACGCCGGGGAGGTCCGGCTGGTTGAGCAACTCAGCGGCCTCCCCGGCGTCCATTGAGCAAATCAGGAGCGCAATGAAAAGGTCGTCAGCCCCAGCCCGACCCGGCACGACAAACGGCGAGCTGATCCGCTCCAAGAGCAGGTCGTGCCCGATGGAGTAGTCCCGCAGCGTTACGCCAAGGACCGTGTGCCGGTCGGGGTACGCTGCCCGTAAGTAGTCTTCGCGCAGCATGAGATTGGCCCGAAGGCCAGGCGGTTACGTGATGACGGTGGCGATGTCAGCAGTGGTCGCGTCATCGGTGTAGCGGGTAGCGGTGATCTGAGTCTCCTGCGGCCCGGTGTTCGTGAACTTGGCCGAGCAGTTCTCGTCGATGACGTAGGTCCCGTTCACGTCAGCAACGTCAGCGGCGGCGATGACCATCAAGGCGAGGGCGGCGGGCACGGCAGACGCGGCGGCGATGGTTGCCAGCGAGGCGGCGGTCGGGGTGAAGGTAATCGAAATCTTCCGGCGATCCTCTGGGATGACGTAGCCCTTCCGGGTGCCATCGCTGCCGGTCAGCTTCACGATATGATCCATCGGGCGGCTGACTTCCACGCTGGAATTGAGGGAGCCAACGGCGGTGCCGTCGATGGTGATGCCGCCCTTGGCTCCGTAGATGACTGCCACGCCGCGAAATGATGCGCTCATGCCTTGCGGCAGGAGTCAACCGGCGGTCTAAAGGTCCGCTTTGCAGGCCATGCAGGTGAATTCCCATCCGGAGGAAAACTTGCGCCCCTCGACGCCCTCGGTAACGCCCCGGCCCCAAATGCTGCCGGGGAAAACGGTCAAGCCGCTCCGCGCCGCAATTGTGATGCGGTCGGCGAGGTCGTCAGTGTCCAAGCACGCCTGGAGCGCGTCCATGCGGGATTCGACCAAGGCGAGCGCGCCGGAACCGTCATCGGCCTGGGCAGAGCAAAGCACGCGGACGTTGACGAGGTAGTTTCCGGAGAACGGAGGAGACTCTTCGCCCTTGCTGGCGATGACTTGAAACGCGGCAATGTCCTTGTCGTGGTAATCTTCGCCCTTAGTGCATTTCGGGGCGTCGGAATCGTAGCTGAAATAATCGAACGAGACAGAAACCTTCTGGTGCCGGCTGAGCGGTCGAATCGCCTGCCCGTCAACCGAATCAAGGATTAGCGTAATGCTTGCGCCTTCGTTTACGGGGATCGACTGGGTGTATTGGAAGCTGTGAAGCTGGCTGCTGATTCCGGCGTTCAAAACGTAGTTGCTGGACGGCGAGGAAATGAGAAGCTTGGCCCGGTTGAAGTTGTCCCCCGGAGGCGTTCCGCCGGCCATGAAATGAGAGTCGTCCCCCACGGTTCCACCCGTGTAGTTGGAAAGCTCAACATCGGTTCCGACCACTGTCAAAACCAAGCTCCCCGGCCAAGCGTGGACAATTCCGTCCGGAAGCGTGAAGGTGACGGACGCGAGCGATGGTGCAGCGGTGTTGAACTCTATCACCTGGATGTCGGCCAGCATGGTTTCGGTCGTGTTTGGAGCGGTCAAGTCACTGCTCCAAGATAACTCTTCCTCGATGACTTCGTCAGCCCAAAGCGAGCAAACCTTGCCCGCCACCAGCAACCGCTTGACCGCTGTTTCGATCTTGTTCGTGATGGCCATAAATTACCGGGTGAGTTTTTGGAACGCTTTCTTGAGCTGCTCTTCCGTGTGCCGGCGAAGCTCCTTCTCCTCGTCGGTCATCGCCTGCCGCGCGGCTGCGTCAATGATTTGCTGGCTCTTGTCGGTGAGCTTACGCGCCGACAGGAGTCCGGAAATGCGGGCGCGTAATGATCCGTCGGATGCCGGCGTCGCGCTGCCGGAAGAGCTGCCAAGCTGCCGCCTTAACCCGGCCAGACCGGAGAAGTTTTTCAGGTAGCCTTTGAACTTCACCAGCGGCGCGAGCGCGTCTATCCCAGCCATCCAGACCGTTTTGAGGTAGCCGACGTTGGCCGAATTTCGGCGCAACATCGTGCCGGCGTAGGCCGTCATGGCCTGTCCGTAGTCGCTGGCGTAAACCATCTTTCCGGGCTTAGCGCCTTTGACCGTCGAGGCGCGGCGCGTCCGCTTGTTGCTCTTCCCTTTGCCGATGCCGTAGCCGTGCTTGCGGTAAAACAAAGCCTGGGCGATGAGTGTGACCCGGCGGAGCATCCGTGAACCGCGCTTGTGACGTGAGCCAAAGCGGTTTGCGCCCTCGGGCCCGACCGGTTCCTTCAAGTAGCTCTGCACCTTCCAACGCTGCCGGGCAATCGCGCTCGAGTCGTTCCATGTGTTCGGTGTGGTGTAGTGGAAGCCGCGCGCGGCCACGTTGAAGGTTGTCTGGTTAATTTGCTCCGCAACCGTCTTCTTGGTCACCAGCATGGCGTCTTCGACGGCCTTATCCATGCCCGCCAGCTTGACGTTAAAGGTTGCGTCCATTCACTTGTTCACGTTTCCAAGGTCGAATTCATACGTTGCCGCGCCGGCGGTGCGCGTGACGGCCAGCACGCGGTAAGACGTGCCCGCGTAGGTCACGGACTGGCCGGCGGTCGGGACGCTCCCAGTAATGTCTCCCTGCCGCACGATCAAAGTTGTGTGAATCATCGCCGTGAAACCGCCGACCATGAGTTCTGTCCCGCGCTTCAAAGAGGATACCGCGCACGGGATTTCAGTGCTCGCGAAGGTGAACGCGGGCGAGCCTTGCGCGGTTTGCTGGTGCGCGAGGCCCCGGCTTTGACTGGCGGAGAGGCGGCTCATAAAGTAGAAGGGCCGGCCAGCGCTTGACTGGCCGGCCCCAGAGGAACCAAGGAACCCAAACCCAAAATTAGCCGAGCAGGATTGCGATGTGTTCAGGCTTCACGACTTTAACGCCGTAGGCGATGCGCGCCTGATAGACAACCATGTCCTGGCCGGGCCACGCCACCAGCTCGAAGCTGATGCCGCTGCGGGCGTCGGTGATGGTCTGGCGGTCAATCGCCAAATCGCGGGGCGGGGCGGCAGGGAGGCGGGTCGCGAGGCAAATCGCGTTCTGGCTGAAAGCTACCATGCGCGGGCCGGCGGCGACGACTGTGATCGCCTTCGTCGCGGCGGACATGGCCTTGCGGAGACCGGGAGCGGCCAAAACGATGGTGCCACCGGCGGACACGTCCGCACCGGCAGTGCCCGCGCTGGCCACGACGTACTTGTTCGCGTCGCCCGCGAAGGTGAGAATGTCACCCGCGAGGATGGTGCCAGTCCCGGCGGCGGAGAGGGTCAGAGTGGTTGCTCCGACCGCGTAGCCCGCGTTATTCACCGTCGCGCTGGAGGCGGTGCCGACGGCAGGCGTTACGACCTGCGCCGATTCCTTGACGCTCAGACCGTTCAACGCGAGCAGTTCGCCATCGCGAAGCGTGACGTTCGTCCCGGCCTCGTTCGCTTTCGTGAGGTTCGCCAGCGTGCGGAGCGCGGCCCCGGACGTGGTGTCGATGATGAGTGAACGATTGCCGAACGGAGCACCGTTATCGTCCAGAATCTTGCGGGCCTGGGCCGTCTCGCCAACGGTCGAGGCGAACGGCGTGGTGCCGGCGGTGCCGTAGGCGCGGGAGGCGCCAAGGTAAGCGGCGGTCGAAACCACTAGTTCAGCGCCGTTGACCAGCGAGCGGAGCGCCTGCTCGATCTGGTCCTGCATGAACCGTTGCTGGCCGATGCCGTTGGGCGCGTTCACGGCGAGGATTTCCTCACCCGTCCAGTTGAAACCGGCCTTCTTGTAATTGTCGATCACCAGCGAGACGCTGCCGGCGGTCTGGTCGGATTCAGCGGAGAGCGTCGCGCTCGCGGCGATGTCACCTTGCGCGTTCGCGGGGGCGACGGGGATGGTGAGCGTCTGGTTTTTCGCCGTGCGGTCCGCCTTCGGATCGCGGTTGACGCTGGGCAGGAAACCGACCATTTCGCGCGAAACAACGTCAAGCGCAGCAATGGCCGATGGGATGAGGGGGGTTAGTACGTTTGCCATAAATGGTCAGTTTTTCAGTCGGTGATTTTGCCGGAATCCTTGATGAACTTGAGCTGGGCGCGGGCATCCAGTTTGGTGAATTCCGCGCGGGTGATGGTCGGCGCCTTGATTTCGCCGGCGGCAGCTTCCTTGGGAAGCTGGCTGGCAGGGACGCCCTGGCCGGCGACCACTTCGGCAGCGATCTGGCCGGCGGTCTTTGCGCTGGCCTCCAGCTCCTTCACGCGCGCTTCAGCGGCGGTGAGCTTGCCCGTGAGGTCGGTAATCGTGGCGTCAGCTTTGGCCGTGACGGCCTCGGCGCTGGTGTTGTGGTCCGCGATTTGCGCGAGCGCGTCGGTCAACTTCACGTTCACCGCGTCAAGCTCGCCGGAGAGGCGGGAGACTTCGGCGTTCGCCTTCTTGAGATTTACAAAGTAGCTCGTCACACCTTGCGGCGTGAGTCAACTTGCGACGATTTCAAGAACCTCATCCAAATCGTTTGCCAGCCCGTCCACAAAACCCTTGGCGCACGCTTCTTCACCGGTGAAGGTTTGGCCCTGCATATCCTCCGTAGCGATGGCGCGTGCGTTAGTCAGGGCGGCCCGGAACGCGGCTCCGATGGATTGCACGCGGATGGTGAGCATGTCGGTTTCGTCCTGTGTCAGCGGTCGGAAACTGGAACCTGTCGTCTTGAACTTTCCGTCGTAAATCGACTGCATTTTCACGCCTTCAAGCTCAAGTTTTCGGGATTCATCCGGGACAGTCAGGCAACAACCGACGCTGCCGATGATGCTGGAAGGAGAGGCGAGGAATGTGTCGCATTGCGAAGCCAGCCAGAGCGCTCCTGAGCAGCAAAGTCCATCGGTGTAGGCGATGATGTTTTTGCGTGTGCCGATGTCTTTGATCTTCGCGGCCAACTCAGGGATTCCCATCGCGGCCCCACCGGGCGAATTGAACATCATCACGATGGTTTCACAGTCCGGGTCTTTGTCGGCAGCGGTGAGCAGTGCGGCAATGCGGTCAACGGAGCACCCGCCGCAAGCCATCTCCATGCTGTCCAAGTGCTTGCCGAGCACGCCGAACACCTGAATGATGGCCGTGCGCCCGCCGGTCATTTCAGCCTCGTCCCCATCGAAATCAGCGTCATCATCCTCTCCGTAAAGTGCCTTCCCGGCGGGCGGCGCAGTGAATGTCTGACCGTGAAATACGGCGGCGTGAATCGCTTGGTGAACCTCCGGCGTGGTGAGCCAGACTTCACGGGCGACGCGGGCGGCAATTAGGGGGTATTTCATGGCTTTTCAGGGGCAGTTTGCGAAGGTTTTCCGCCGCTCAAATCTTGCGCGATGGTCGGTGGATTCGGGTTGCGTTGCTCGAGCCGGTCCAGAACGTAATCCAGCGGCAGCTTGAACTTGTCGGCGTGCGCCTTGGCGCGGGTGAGCAGGGCGTCGAACTCTTGATCCCGCTGCTTGTCCTGGTCCTTCCAAAACTTGCCGCGCGACTGGGTGACTCCGGCCTTGGTTTGGAAGCCGAGCTTGTAGTCTTCGATCTCCGCCTGCCGGCTGTACCCTTCATCCACCGTGATTTGCGCGGGCAGCTCAAAATTCCATTTCCACCAATCGCCCGGATTCTTCGGCAGGAAGCCGTTTTTCATCGCCATCGCCACGGCGTAAGTAACCGCGCGCTTGGCCCGTTTGCGGATGGTTTTCTGCCGGTAACGAATGGAGTTGCGGGCCTGGTCTTGAATGAGCCGGACACTCGCCCCACCAATGCCGGAGGGGTCAATCAGCTCATAAAACCAGCCCACCGCGAGCAATCCAGCGCGCTCCAATCGGCGGACGAATGCCTCGGTATTTGGGTGCGGGCGGTCACTGGAGAAGCTTTCAATCGTCTCCCCGGTGCCCGCCTTCATGTAAAGAATCTCTCCGCCCTCGCGCTGCTCGATTCGCAGGTCCGTGTCCGTGGTGCCAACGTCCGTGTTGGGAGAGATTTCCGTCGCGCTGGTGTCGGCGGTACCTGTCTCCGTTTTGTGAATGATGCCCTGCGAGGCGTCCAGCTTCACACCGCGTTTCAAAAACGCATTGATGTCCTGAATGTCGAACCAGTCCATGAGCACGCGCGCAATGCGCGGCACGCCCCGGCGTTGGCCCTGCCATTCCGGCTCAAAGAGGAGCTGGCAATTCGTCGTGGAGTACTCCTCGAAATCCGCCATGCCGGTGTTGTAAACCCGGTATCCAATAACGCGCCCGTCGCTGTTCAGGATGCAGCCGTTTACGAGCATATTGCCCTTAAAACGGCCCTTTTGAATTTCCTTTTCCGTGCCAGAAATGCGGTCGGAAGGAACGAACATCACCTGCGGAAAACCGCTGTCCGCGCTGGTGAGAATCATTGCCGCGTCCCCGTCAACGTCGAGGGCGAGGGAATCAAGAAACAGATTCGTCGTGAAATCGAAGCCGCCGCCGCGCACGTCGGCGACGGGGAAAAATGTCTCTGAAAGCCATTCCTCCGCCTGATCCCCCCACGCTTGATTTTCGCCGTAAAACTGGGGTTTCCACGACTCCCCGACCGCGTAAGTGGCCTTCTGAACCAGTGCGCCGCCCAAGTTTCCAAGCTGGGCGAAAAGCTGCCGGGAGTAGGAGAGCAGCTCCCGCCAGTTGTAGCCGTTCAGCTCGTAATCCAGCGAGCCGCCGAGGTAGATGCTCCGCTGCCGGTAGCTGTCCATTTGGCCCGTGCTCCGGGGTGTGGCGTAAAGCCCCCACCCGTAGGCTTTCGGCTGCGGCGGGGCGGCGGGGCGGGCGTACCCGATTTGCTCGCGGGCGGGCCGTCCATTGGGGGCGAGGATTAGAGAGTTCACTTGTAATGAGGGCGAACGCGCTTGGCCGGGCGGGTGAAGTCGAGAGGAACGGTGGTAATGTTGGCCGCAGCCAGCGCGGCTAGGTCCTGTCGAAGCATGTTGTCCCTGGCCGAGATTGAAGTCTCGGTTCGCTCGGTTAGATTGGAGTCCCCGGCACTGCTGGCGACGACGGTCTTGCCCGCTGACTTGTCGTCATTGAGCTTGTCCAGCTCGGCGAGCAGCCAAGCTTGCGTCTTGCCCGGAAAGTTCCAGTAAGCCATTCCCCTTGTCGCAGGAAGTCAACGGCTGGCGGTTTTTAATTGTGCGACAAAACGGCTTGACCTTGGCGGCGTTGTGGTGCTCACTATTGCAAATGCTTTGCAACAAGCCCTTGGATATTTTCGAGCTGGAAAGGAAGCGCGAAGAGTCCATGAAGTGGGTAGGGGAGAAAACCACCCGCGAGGCGGCGATGATGCTGGGGGTGCATCACAGCTCAGTAGCCCGCTGGTGGCGTATCGCGATCCGCGACGGGGTTGCCGCGTTGAAGGCAAAGCGCCGGGGGCGGAAACCGGCTGGCGAGCGCATTCTGTCGGATGACAACCCGGCGACGGACGGACTCGGGGAGGATTACAACATCGACCTTGATCCGCGCATGGCCCGCGCCGCGCACCAGATTGACGACATTGAGCCGGAATCCCCTAGTCCGCTCCAAGGGGCGGCGGACGTGATCCGCACCGTGTGCGCCTGGCTGGTCGGCCCGAAGTGCAACGCGACGGCAACCAACATCCGGGCACACGCGCTGGCGTTGCTCGTGACGGGCGGCGGGGTGTTTGATGACTCGCGGATTGAGAAGCTGGCGGCCCGGCTGAAAAAGAAGGACGGCAAGGCGGTTACAAAGCAGGCGCTCAACAAAGCGATGGGCGAACTGCGGCGGCTCTGCCTTGACGACCTGCGGCTGCCGCTGCCGAATCTGCGGAGTCAGGAATCACGGGCGCGGATGGCGGAAGCGGCGCGGCGGAGTCACCAAAAAAATCTATGCAAAAAAACCAATACATTGACCCGCGCGGGATAGTCCCATTTGACGACTCGCTTCCAAATGGTCCGCTAACCGCCGATAACGTCTCAGTTAATCAGGAGGAAAGGTGCTGCCTTGTTAAAAATCATGGCGCAAAGCTTTTACCGTGCCCATTTTGCGGGGTTAGCGATTCGGTTGTTGAGGCTTTTGAAGCGCGCGATGAAGAGTCCGATTCTGATTGGTCTCAGAAATGGCTTGGCGATGTATGGTTTAGAGTGGCCTGCATGAATTGCGGGGCCGAAGGTCCGGCGCGCCGAGAAATGAAAACTGCAATATCTGAATGGGGTGTCGCCAGCAAGGCGGTCGGAAAAAGCGGCGGTCGCGAGTCACGCGAAGCGGGAGCATGAAAGGAGGGTTAAATGACGGATAACACGATTGATTACTTGCCTGATGTTGATCATAGCTCTGCATGGCTCGCGAGCCGCGCTGGTCTATCTAATGAGGAAAAAGTGTTGCAGTGGATTGCGGAGCCTTTAATCCGCGCCAGCCGCCGTCCGGGTGAACGCGGTTTTTTCACCTGCTCTATTCGGACGGCATCAATGCTCTACCTGCTTTCCCCGGTGGCACTGGGTGGCCTTAGCCCATCCGACATTGCGAAGCGCATGGGTGTTACAAAACAAGCCGTCCATAAGCATATAAACGACTTGCGCGATATTCTTGGAATTGGTTACGTCCGGTCAGATTCGGCCCGCGAGAAGATGCGTCACGCTCATTTGAAATCACTGAAGCGGCGGAAGTTTATTGCTGGATTGAAGAAGAAAAGGAGCGATGTGCCGGGCGGCGGTCGCGAGTCACCAAAAAAGAAAGGTGAGTGAATGAAGTCTCGATTTGTGCCGATTGGAAAAGGGAAACGCATTTGGTCTGAACCCTCTCGCGACGGCTTGATAATCTCCTACGGCCAGCCGACGCGCTCGGTAAAGAAAAGGAATGCCCTTGCCGCGATTCTTATCGGTGGCGAATCAAGGCAGACTGAAAAGAGAAAGGCTGATAAATGAGCGAGCTTCTGCCGCCGTTCAAGTCGCAACTTTTGCGCGCAATCGAGAGCGCGCTGCGTGCCGTGACGGAGGAATTGGAAGAGCTGGCGCGGGCGTCCAGCGGCGGTCAGGGCGATAAGCCGCACGCGGAAGAAGGATGCGAGGAATGAGCGAACCGATCCCATCTTGGCTTCCAAAACTTAAGCCTGTAATGCTCCGCGTGCTTTTGAAGAAAAGATGTGGGACTGTTGCGGGCCATATTGACGCGCCTCTTCCGTCATTCCCCAAACGCCCGAATGATCCGCCTCCGCGCCGCGAAGACGGCGGACTGACACCAGCAATCCCATAGGTGGTTTGGCAGCTTCTTACTTTTCGGTGCCCACTTCATTTTGCCGAGGTTCTTCGGGTCCGGCATTTTGGCCTCTGCGAAGATGTGACGCGCGAAGTGTTCACTGACTCCCTTTGCGACAAAGGCCAGCTTCCCTTCCATCAAGGCTTGGCGGCGGCTGCCCATAATGTCCTTGATCGTCGGGTTACTCCACCGGATCGTGGGACACTTGCGGCCCTGGGTGAGCTTGTGAAGTGCGGCGTCCGTGTGTTGACCAAAGCACGGGTCGAACGCTTCCGGTTCCCATGAGTAGGGAAGGCGCTTTGTTTTTTTCTCGCCTCGCTCGACGTAGCTGTATGTGAAGCTGTGAGCATCATCACCCAGCATCGCCCACCAGCATGACCACTTTTCCCACCACAGCCGGGAGCTGGTGGCGTGCCCATGCTGCACGCATTGCGCGGCAACCTCACTCCGCCAATTTCCAGCATCTACCATGACGCAATCGTCGGGGACGTGAAACTCGGCTTGCTTGGTGGCGATGTCCGCCCACGTTTCAAGCCGGTCGGCCCATAGGACCATTGATTCGCCGTCCCGGTTCCACGCTTCAACCAGTCCCCAAAAGTGGCCGTACTGCATATCGACCGACAGACAAATCGCGTCCTGCTTTTCCCAAAACCTCTTTGTCTCCGGGGCGGGGGTGACGATCTCGACACTAGGCAACGTCTCGACGTGCGCGCCGAAAGACGGGTTGTAGAAGCTGGCGCACTGCTTTTGGAAAAACTGAATCGTCGGTCCTTCGTTGCCGATGTGCGCCTGCTCTCTCGCGCTGAACCAAAGCGTGGCCAGTTCTTTCCACGGGTAATCAATGACATTTTCCCAGTGATAGCTTTTCTTCGTCAAGTCGCCGCCCATGTCTATGCACTGATACCGCCCTGCCGCGCTCCAAGCGGCCTTGGTGGCGGGGGTGTCGTAATGGCGGTGCGCACACAGCGGACACTCAAAGCGAAGCGTGGCGAGTGCGTGGGCGCGGTCAAACTTGCCGTCGGGGCGGTCCCGCGAATCCCAAACGAGTCCCCACCGCCGCCCGTCGGCGTGCTTCCCGTGAATCTTCGGGATGATGAACTGGCCGCAGCCCGCACAAGGGACGGTCCATTCGTGCAGGACGCTGGACGAAAATTGAATGTGCCAATCGTCGTCCCACGTTCCGCCCTGCGAGATGACGAGGAGCTTTGATAGTTGCTCCCGGAGAAAATCGCCAAGGCGCGTCTTGGCCTCCCCGATGCGCCCCGGATGGTCCGCCGCAATGCGCCAGGCCTCGTCTATGATGACCGTGCGGAAACCCCGGTTCTGAAGATTGGAGATGGCCGGCCCGCATACGATCAAAGGCAGGCCGTTCGCAAAGATGATTTCCTGGCCCCGGTTCTTATGCCGGTCGTCGGGGAGCATCGCCCGCGCACTAGCGACGGAATTCAAGAGCGGCATTGTCCGCAGCTCCGCGTGAGACTTCGCCATTTCGTCCGTCTGGATTACAAAGAGAATCGAAGAGCCCTGGACTGATACGAGCCACGGAATCGACACGTCAGCTAGCAACGTCTTACCGGAGCGCGGCGGGGCGCACACGTTCACCTCGCGCACGCGGTCATCCGCGATGGCCTCGAACGGTTCGCGGAAATGCGTACTTGTACCAATGTCGAATGCGCCCGTTTTGGAAAGCACGGGCGGCAGGTTCCGAATGTGGTCCTTGCCCCACTCGTAAATCGGGCGTCGGTCCTTTGGAGGTATCGACGCACCCCACGCATCCCGGACGGCGTAGTTCATCCCTGCCACTCCTCCCGGAACGCGGCCCACTCGCGGCGGAGTTCGTCGGCGAACCTCTTTCCAAACTCCCGCGCGGCCGGCACGTCCAACCCGGCGACGGCGGCGGGGTACTCGTTGACGATCTTCTGTTCGATGAGCGCATCAACCTTCGGGTTGAGCCGCTGAATGCTGCCGATGATGCTGGCCTTGGAAATCAGCAGGCCCTCACGTTCATCGTTTGCGAGCTTGAACTTGCGCCACTGCTCAAAGACAAGCTTCTCCTTGATGCTGTCGCCGGGCTTGTCACCTGTGGGCGGCTTGATGGCGTCGAGAATCTCGGCACGGGTGCGGCCCTCGATAGGCAGAAGCCCGGCGGCTTTGAGGCGCGCTTTTGCCGTGCGCCATGCAATGCCGGTTTCCTGGGCGACTTGTTCAACGCTGGTGAACGGCTTGAGTGTGTTGCTGACTTTGTTTTTTTTGGTTCTCATAAAGACATGTCGGGGTTCGTCGGTCACCTGCATAGGGATTGGCTTAAACAGATTCCTTCCGGCGGGGTGGGGTGTAGCGTCACGCTACATGGTTGGGTGTGCATTTCGTAATGGTGTCCGGCTTAACTGCGTCGGCGCTGATGCCGTGCTGAATGAGGAATTCCCGCCATGCCCGGCGCTCGTTTGCGATGGTCCCGGTGTAACGCGCGCGGAACTCCTGCCGCAGTCTGTTCATCCGCTCAAGGTGGTGGTGAAGCTCGGTGTCACT